GCTGTGTGTTTGAAAGGGTCAGGCCCGTCGGGCTGGATTTAACAACGAAGCGTATCGGTGATGATTCCCGCGGGACCTGATAATAAAAAAGCCCGCAAAAAGGCGGGCAATAAGCATGAGGGTAATAGCAATGTCGGTGATGACCGAAAATACCCTGGCTGGGTCTGGCGGCCTGCGACGCTGTTGCAGCAGCGCCCCTGATGGATTGGATTATGAGCCCGTCATCAGGTCAGGCCATTATCTGGTGCACCATTCAGGACTCGAACCTGAAACCGATAGCTTAGAAGGCTATTGCTCTCTCCGGTTGAGCTAATGGCGCTGAATTGGTGCCGGCTAACGGACTTGAACCGCTACCCATTCGCTTACAAGGCGACTGCTCTACCATTGGAGCTAAGCCGGCTAATTTGGTGGAGCCCGATGGAATCGAACCATCTCCTGATACTCTTCAGGCATCCGCGCGAACCATCTACGCCAGAGCTCCGTAATTTGGCGGGACGACGTGGAATCGTACCACGATAAGCAGGTTAACAGCCTGCCGTAATGACCTTTATACGATCGACCCTCAATCTGGCTCAGGACTCTCGCGTATGAGCTTCAACGTGTAGTGCGACACGTATTCACTCAAGAGCCCTGACCGGATTGCAGAAAGCAAAAAGCCCAAGGCATTAACCTCGGGCTTGAAATTTTTGTTTGTCGACAATCGAAGCTATGGCGACGATATCAGATTTACATGAAATATATGCCTTTCAGTTCGGTTTTGCAAGACTTACATCTAAATTTGTCGCCTTTTGTTGTGAACGTGATCGCGTTACCGATATGAGAGCGTCGCTATCAAGCTTCACAAAACTGCTGCGCAGCGCCAGCCAATGAGGGAGGAAGGTTTCTGTCCATGTGGACTTTGCTACACCAACCAGCTCCGCCAGCGACTGGTATTCATACGTCTTCCGCCCTGCCAGCTCGGCTTTGACATCCTGCGCGGCCAGCCAGATAAGTTGACGAAGGCGATCGACAGTCTTCTTCGCAATGCGTACGCCAGCCAGCTTCTCGCTGAATTGCTCCCATGCCCACCGAGTGATCGTCTCCTGGTGCTCCCAGCGGATATTGTCGCTGTAGTTCCACAGCAACCACGCTTTCTGATGCTCTTCCAGCGACAGCAGAGCCCGGCGCCAGCTGGCCGTAGAATACTCAACGGGAAGAACGAGAGCGATTGATGAACCTTTTGCGCGGGACTGCTGCCCGGGAATTGGCGGGCTGGATGGGTTTACCATGCGGCCGGTTACCGGGTCAGCTACTTTCTTCCTTCCCCGGCTACGCGCCGTAGCGGTAAATTGCGCGTTCTCTGCAAAAGCTACCAGTTGCCCTTTCGTCGCACCGCTCAGATCGGCGGTGGCCACTATCAGCTGCTGGCGAACAAATTCCAAGTATTGAGCTGTCATGCTGTCTCTCCCAGGCGCTTATAGATACGGACGAAATTGCGTAATATTTTGTAGTCAACCAGCACGGTGCCGCGGCTACGCAGGAGGCGGAGCTTTTGCCAGCGGTCGCGGATGCGTTCGATAACGTCGTGGTTCATGCGGCCTCCAGCTGTTTCAGTGCTTTGAGCTTGGCGCGGTACTCATCGCGGATACGAATAAAGTCTTCCCGGCGGTAGTTGGTCATTTCGTGGGGGCCGTTAAGCCAGTCGACATACTCCTGTCCGTAACGAGCGACCAGGCCAGCTTCGTATTGCTGAGCAACCGTCGACTCTTTGGCGGTGTACTTACCGGCCCCGGCATTGCACGATTTGCACTGCTTATGAGCGTTGCGCTCTTCAAAACGCAACTCAGGGTAAGCGCCGACCGTTTTGAAGTGGCCGCAGTCCCACTGGCCGCCATGCAGATCAGGTGGGTTGGTCTCGCCGCAACTGATGCATGGCAAACCAGCATCACGAGCGCGGATGTAGGCGTTGAATGCTTTCTGAGCTTGGGCTTTGTAGTAACCGTTAGGTCTGAGTTCAGCCAATCTTGCTTTACGGCGCTGACGCCCCTCTTTCTCGGATTCGCGCTGGCGCTTCACCGCCCTGGCCTTCGCCACTTCCCGGGCTTTTGCTGTCTGTTTTTTGCCGATCGCGCTGGCGCATTCAAAACTGCATACCACCTGCCCTTCCCGGGCAGGATGGAACCATTCGCGGCAGTGGGCGCATTTACGGCGTGCTGGTTTACTCATGGTCACCACCTTGCACCTTAACCAGCGTGAGGTTTCCGCAAAACACAGCTCCGGTGTCGATGTACATCTGGTTGGCATACTTCAGGGGCTGGCGCGCAGGGGTATGGCCGAAGATAAACAGATCAGCACCGGCTATCGGCGAGACAATCCCATCCTGAGCCGCGCTCACTCGCTCACGATTCCAGATCACCTGTTCTGCATCGACGGGCTTGTCATACGCATATTCGTTATGAGGGTAGTCAGCATGGCAGACCACCACCCTCTTACCCTCGGTCATTACCTCGATGATGAGTGGCAAACCTGCAACCAAATGGGCCAACGCGATAGCCAGGCGTTCTTTGTCGTAGTCAAGGTTAAAGAACCATCCGCCACCGTTAGCAAGCCAGTGATTAACGTTTCCATGCGCTGACAGGCCGTCTATCATCATCTGCTCATGGTTGCCACGCACAGCACGGAACCACGGCTGATTTATCAGATCCAGACACTCAACATTCTCAGCTCCGCGGTCAACCATGTCGCCAACGGAAATAAGCAGGTCGCTGGCCGGATCGAACTTAATCTTGTCCAACTCATTTATCAGCAGCGTATAACATCCATGCAGATCGCCAACCACCCATACGTTGCGCCAGTCAGCGCCGTTAATGCGTTGATAAATGCTCATGCAATTTTCCTTCTGGCAGCGCGGCGCAGCCAGCGGACATCTGCCAGGTGAGCCGTATAGTGAAAGGTGGGGATATCTGACGGTTTAACTTCAACCTTGCGCTTGCGGCGCGCCGGCACGCGGAAGATGCCGCGCTCCATTACTTTGGCGAGAAGACATTGCATAGCCATCACCCCGCAAAGCTCAGCAGCTGACTGGCGGCATTTTCAGCCTCAGCCGGCGAGTGGAATTTGCGACGCAGAATGTAGTTCCAGAGCACATTCAGCACTGATTTGTAGACACCGTTAAACTGGCTGTCGTCCATGCTGGAGAAGGAGATCGACTTTGCGACACGACGACGGCTACCGTCAGGCATCTGGTATTCGTCGTAAAAGCCAGCCTGAATGGTTGCCCACTCGCGGAAGGATTCGAAGTGTTTCAGCAGCGCCATATCGCGGGAACGGGAGATACCGACCGAGGAGAGATACATCTCCGCGGCGTTCTGGAGTGCAGCGCGCTGATCGAAGTCGGATGAAAGGAAGTCGATAAACCCGGATATGAGGGTACGCTCCGCGGGCTCAATGAGACCACCGGAAGGAGTCCAGTAGTGATAACCGAGGGTCAGAAGCTTGAAGAACTTTTTGTGGAATGCGTAATTCCGGGGCTTGCGGAACTCACCGCAAAGCAGTTGCCCTACGGGGATAAGTTGCAGGTATTCGCTGGTTCCAGGCTCTGCGGGAATCAGTACGTTTTGATAACTCTTCTCAAATTGCAGTGTTTGCGCCATGTGTCCCCACTTGGCGCCGGTCATTAGTGTCAGTTGCTCAGGCTGACGAGGTAATTATCGCCCTTCCCGGGGAGAAAAGCAAAATGAGCATATACGATAAAAACCCCTCCGGAGAGGGGTTGATATTAGAAGGTGGCTTTGCGTTCTGCGGGGGATTTAGGCATCAAACCATCCCTCGTATTCTGACTCGATAACCCGATGGGAAAGAATCTCCATGCGCCTGTCGCTCCTGTCTGATGTCGGGTCAGCATCAATTTCGGCAGCCTTCTCCGCCAGAAACGCTACTGCCTTGAGGTATTCCTCTTCCCTGAAATTGCCGTAGCAGATACCGTCAGAGCAGACACGCCATACCGTTCTGCGCGGCTCTTCTTCTTTTCTGGCTATAAGGTCAATTACGAACTCACGAAGAGAGCGTAATCGGTCCAGATCAAAGGTTCTGATTTCATCGCGTACGTTACTCACTTTTCACCTCTACGCACTGGATATTGTCTACACTCGGCGAAACGTCGTCCCAGGACCTCTTGTCATCTGCAACTTTCATCGCCTGAATAGCTGCCTTGCACTGCTCCATGCTCTGCATGGGAACCACCTGCATATTCGATGTATTGCTGCTGATGACGAAAATCAGGAAGATGTACGCCATCACCTTACCTCCCGCTCAATGTCAGGAAGCACTGCTTTAACGGCTTCGCGGACCTCTTTCATTGAACGATCAAACCAGTTTACCGAGGTTGTATAACCGTCGAACTTCGCGCCTTTGGCATTAATTTTTGCTACCGTAATATCTCTGGCCGCATTAATCATCGCTACGGCTACAGCTTCAGGGATTTGGTTACTCACCTTTC